TCAGCCGAAGGAACAGTTACAACTAGTTTTAGAGATGTTATTGTATTGATAAAAGGTGTAGAACCTATATTGAGATTCCCACCTTTATATCCAAAAGATTGTAAAAAATTTGGAAGTGCTAGTTCTGAATATGCAATCTGCCCTTGTTGTTTCTGTAATGATAGAAATGCATCTGGTTCAGGTGTACCTGATGGTCAACCTATGGTTCCTGGAAGAAATAAATGTATTAACAATTTATCTGGAGGATATGATTTGGTGTATTTTCCGAAAAGTATGCAAGATATAAAGTTAAATGAAACAATTGTTAATCCTATTACTGAACTCTCAATAGGAAAAGGAAAAATAATAACAGTAGACGCAAGAAAAATTATTGATATTCCAAATGATTTTGTATGGTTTAATCCTCAGTTACTTATTGATTTTTTAATTAGAAAAGATGTAAGCACCGGAGATATTGAAGATATTTTTAATATTTTAAAACCTGAAATAAATATTAAAAAAGAATTGGATAAATATTATAAAACAGAAGAAAATAAAAAATCAATCGATAAAAAAATAGATTTATTTCCAGTATACAAATATTTAACGGTATTGATATTAGCAGTAATATTAATACTATTGTTCTGATGTATGCGGTTTTAACTTTAAAAATGAATATTGATTTAAAATATAATTGAGTTTATAACTCAAATCAACATTCATTAATGGCAGTAAATGATTCACTTATAGTTGCAATTGAAAGTGATCCTGGATCTAATGTAGGTTCTTATTTTATATCTAATCTTAGTGGAGATAAAAATATTAAATATCACAGAGAACCTCTATATAATTGGAAATATTACCCCCTCCTTGAAAAATTTTGGAAAGAAATAACTCAAGAAAATATTCAAAACAATAGTATTTTTATAGTTTTGATAAAAAGTATATTTGATAAGTATACTCGTATTGTTAATGTAACTAATAGTAATAACAATTTTCACAGAAAAAAGGCTGATATATTTGAAAGAAGTATTTTTAGTGATTTTTATGTTTTTGTAAATAGTTTACGAACTTATAAAAAACTCAATGATATTGAATATGAAATAATTAAAAGTTTATTTAGATATTTTGAATCTAAAACATCTATTATGAATTATTTTTTTTACATTAAAACCGTTCCCTCCGATAGAATAATCCAAGGTAGTAGAGTTTCTTCTGAATTTATAAAACTTTATCAAAACAACGTACTAAACTTTTTTGAAATGGGAAATAAAAATTGTAAAGTATACAATTGGGATGGAACAGAAGAACAAATGCAAAAAATAATAAATAGTATTAAAAATATAATAGAATCAAATTATAAAAAGTTTTAAAATGAATCGTGTTGATTTAATTTATAATGCTCCTAGAGGTATAGCAATAGAACTCGGTGTAGCCGAAGGAGATTTTTCAAAAGAAATACTTAAAACAGGATGGTTTCACCATTTATATTCAATAGATAGCTGGAATGATTCAAATAGTATTCATGATTACAAACAATACATAAGAGCAATAGATAATTTAAGCCCTTGGTATAAAAAAAATACTATAGTTAGGATGAAATTCCATGAAGCAGTTGAAATGTTTAGACCACAATCAATAGATTTTATTTATGTAGATGGATATGCCCACACCGGAGAAGAAGGGGGTAAAACTATTAGAGATTGGTGGGATAAATTAAAACCAGGTGGTATTATGGCAGGAGATGATTATTCAGAGCACTGGCCTTTAGTTGTAGAAGCTGTAAATAATTTTGTAAATGACTATGGTTTAGAATTACATGTCCATAATCATGAAGACAGTAATAAAGAATATTGTAAATATCCGTCTTGGTGGGTAAAAAAACTTTAAGCGTATTGGAACAATCGCTAAGAATTTTACTTTGTAAAATTACTTTAAATAAACTTAAAATTACTTAATGATTTATATAAATATATAACTATACAAAATGAGTTCTAAAAAACCATCACAACTTTCTGCTCCTTCTACTGAATCTGTTATTATAAAATGGTTACCTCTTATAGCCGCAGGTGGAGCGCTAGGTGTAAGTTTATATATGCTTAAAGAGATTCAGAAAATTAAAAAAGAAACAATTAAAATAAATTCTACTGGAGGAATGACTAAAAACCAAGTTAAACAAGTAGAGGCAATGGATGATCAGTTAAGAAAGATTTCTGGTTTTCTATCTCGGCAATTTCCATCTCCTAATGAAAGCAATAAGGTAGCTAAAGATACCGTGGAAGATGAAGAAGAAGAAGAAGAAGTTGAAGTAGAGGAAGTTGAAGTAGAAACTACAGATGATGAGGTAGAAGAAAATGAAGAAGATAAGTAATTAAATTATTATTGCGAAATTAACACAAATAAAAAAATATTTTATTAAATTAAATACCCATATTAAACAAATGAGCAACGGAAGCCAATTTAACGCTGGAAGAACAAACTCCGTTATGAATGCTTACCACTGGCTTCCAACAACCCTAGCCAATGACCAATTCACAAGTTTCCGCCAACCAGCTGCTTATTTTACAGACCAACGCCCTAGCAGCGACCTTTACGCATTTTATATTAATAAAGCTGTTGATGGTAAATTAACAACTAGCCACCAACTTAGACAATTTTTTCAAAAAAATGGACAAAAAATTAGAGAACAGTTAGACGATACAAACGCCGTCCAGAGAAATCAATTAGCCCCAGCTGGTAGCCCTAACTCGTGCTCGGGAGAGCGCACTAGTGTTCTTTTTGATGGTGGTAAACCACTAGTAAACTCTGAAGGTGTCACGCAAAAATATTTTGCCCCTTGTGGTAAGAATTCTGAATGTATGATGACTTGGGAGAATACCCCTCTTCCCCAACAAGGACCTCATTGTCAAATTGCCCCTAAGGGTTTATATTCTCCTAAATCATACTTAGGTTAAAGCACGCTTATTTCTTTTTTTTCTTAACTTTTTTCTTTCCAGTTGTGTCAGTTTTAGTAACTTTGACTTTAGGTTGCTTAGATTGCTTTTTTAAACTAGCTGGGTCTATTTTCCCTCGAGGGCCGTCATGGCCTGGGTTGTAATTTCTCTTATGGTGTTCCCAAAGTTCCTTTGAGCCCATTTTAAATTGCCTTCCTACTTTAGCTTTATACCAAAACACAACGTCTTCTATTTTATTACTTTTCGAAGTATTATCAAGTACAAGACATTCATAATTTTCCGTACATGCATTCATTACCTCTGAAAAACTATCAAAGGTTGGAAAAATTCCAAAGAAATTTTTCCACAGTTTTTCCCTATTTTGAATAATATTTTCCCTAAGGATGAATACATAATCTATATTTGCCCGTAGAGCAGGTGGAAGATCCATACAATACTGCATTGTAATCATAAAGAGAATCTTCCAATGTCTACCATTCATAAAAATACCACGGATATCCTTGTCCCTAGTCCATTTGTTGTCATACATACAATCATCCAGTAACATAAAACAAGGTTGGGGGTTTTTTCCCTTAACAGCTTCGCGTTGATTTTGAATAATTTTACTAACTACGTCGGGTTCGTAATCTCCATAGATAAATAAATCTGGTATGTGTTTTTTATAATGTTCGTTGGATTCCTCCGTGCCACTCATAACAACTCCCATTGGGATTTTTCTTTGGTGATAGAGAATATCTGTTACCAATGAACTCTTACCCGTTCCTCTTTTTCCAACAAACACGCATACCCTACAGGGGTCAATTGATTTTGGATTAAATTCTTTAATTTGAATATCCATTATGGTAAATATACTCAATAAAACATATACTGTACTAACCATAATGTTTATTTTTTTAAGTTTTTTTAGACGACCTTGATATTACTTTTTAAAAAATGATTTTAATTGTTTTTTATGTTTGCACATAAAAGAGATAATTGTCCAAGAAATCAAAACATATATTGCTATTGTTAACGCATCATGCATTGCAAGGGTCTTTTTTATAACAGGTTCTTTTCCAAAACTAGATTTTTGTTCCGAAGACAAATTTACATCACCTTTTATTTGCCCACCTGATTCAACTGCTAAAGAAGTCTGGTTTATTTGATAAGTAACAGATTTATCACCAGAATCACATAAAGGTTCCCAACCTCTATCTTTTGAATTTGATTCAAAAACAACATTACCTGAAAGAGTATTAGGATCAGCAAAATCTGAATTGTTGTCATCTTTATATAAACTCCAAATACTATTTGAAGGTTTAGTAATACCGGTATCATCAACTACAATGGGAGAGGCATCTTTAATGTTCAACTTATTCTTATGAGTTTCTAAATACATTGGAATACTTTTAGGTATTTCAGTCTCATCGTATTTTACATTATAACCAGATGTTCTATTTTTTTCACCGCTACCATCGTTTGGTGCAGGTAAACTAGAATTAATACTGTCATCTCCAAAAGAACCACCTCCATAATTATAAGGACTTCCTCCGGAATTTCTTCCACATACATTTGAATTATCAGCTCCTCCTAAACAAGTAATACCTCCTATTTGATAATAAGGAGAATCTTTTCTATTATCAACTTGATAATAATTTCTATCTTTAA